AGGCGGCCCTTATGGGCCGCTCGCAAACGCCGTGCCATTCAAACGTGGACTCTAGGGTTTTTTTCTCAAGATTATGGGTTGACAACGACGATATATAGTGTATACTTAGGGCAAGGAGTTTTTCATGTACCGTGTACGCTTTCACTTGGCCCGTGGCGAGCATTATATGCACTGGCAAGTTCGTGGTAATGATGGATCTGTTAGGTATTATGATCCAAACAAGTATAGTTTAGAACTGTGTGGTTGTCGCCTAGTCAATAAAATAAACGAAGCACAGAGGGTGCATAATGCCGGTGTTAAGAATGTTTGTGGTTGGATTGAGTGTGATAACTTTTATATTAGCGATGCTTCCGAGGAACTGCACCCTATTGACAATCTTGAGCGAGTGCGGTATAATCCAATCGTTGACCCCCATTGGCGTCGTGATGGCGATGACAATACTTTCCATTGGGATGATAGTAGGTTTGACACGTTGATTACAGAAGGTAACAAAGTTTATATCTTAGAGGAGACATCCTATGCGTATGCGTAAAATACACTTATATGAAGCGAGGAGGATGGTTGCTAATACTACTAAAAATAATCATACAAATGCTTGTGATCGGCATAACGCTTGGCATTATAAATTGGCGAAAATGATTATGGCCTTGACTTGCCTATACACGGGTTGTACAATAGTTCCACACAAGAGTTCCTTGGCGTTAGATAAGAATGTAGAACTTGATAAACGTGCCATTGAAGATGTAAAGATTGGTATTAGATTGGAGTGGATTCGATGACTGCTAAACACAAGTACGAAAACGTGCAGATCAAAGTAAAGAAAAGATGGGAGTTGTCCACTGGTGATCGGCAGAATCGATCTGCTGCAACTTGCACTATGGATAATCGCCCCAAGCGTATGCGGACACGACAGGCTGAACGTCACTTTATTATGAAGGATTACGAATAATGGGAATGGGAACGTTTGCGATTAATAGTTTTGTTATTGGGTATGATGATCTAAAGAATATCTGTCCAGATGAAATCGCCGCTATTGAGAACGGGCCGCATTTCAATGATGTGGGATGGGAAACAATGGCTAGGTGGCTGGCATGGGATGATATTAATGAGTTGGAAGATAGGATTCTAGACACGGCCTACGATGAGGAACATGACGATGCCTACAATCAAAAGATCGCAGAAGATATTGGTGAGCAATATAATCATTTGGTAGCAGATTTGAAGAAGTCTTTTAACAAGAAAACTAAACTAGAACTATACTTCGATCATTACGATGAAGATGGTGGTGATAGATACGACGAACCCGGCGATAAAGATGGTATGATATTCTGTGTAAGTGGAATGATGGTACTATCTCCCGCTGGTGAGAAATATAAAGATATTATTACTGAACGTAGATGGACACAGTATGGATAAATATATGGAGAATAACTAACTTTTCATTATGAAGGATTACGAATGAACTACAATCTGGATAGACATGCTGTTGAAGTTATACTTGACGCATTAGAGACATTGCTTGCAGATGTACAACATGCGGAGAAAAACGGACATGATGAAATATATATCTGGACTTCTGAAGAAATAAATGGAGTACGGGCTATATTCGACGAAGAGAATGATTCGTGGGATTTGAAATAATATAAACCCTATAGTAGCCGCGACGGCGCGGCCCTGTAGGGCCGCTCGCAAAATCCATGCCAAACCAATATAAAACTCCTAAGAAAATTCCAATAAAAACTTCAGTTCAGTACTTGCAAGTGACGATGTATATTGTAGAATGAGAACATGACAGCCAACGGGGTTGTTAGAGATTCACACTAACGGAGATTTTGAGATGTCAAGGTTATTCAGCATCTATGAAAATAATGGCTGGACAATCAAGCATCCATCTGGTAAGATTATTGCCAGAGGATTGAGTAAGAGCGAAGTTGAGTTTTTGTTGAATAGTTCCCTAGTTAAGAAGAGGAGTAAGTAATGAATAAGTTTACTTTTACTGTTGAGATTGTTGGTGAGGGTTGTGATTGTCAGCAGGTTGTTGACCGGATTGATAGTGTTGTGCGTGGTGTCGGTAAGTTCCGTTGTTGCGAACACACTGACACGAAGCCCCTGTCTGAGCAGGGCTTGAAGGTCTGGACGAAGCGTAAGGTTGGCGTTAGTCTCGCCACGCCGAAGCCAGCCAAGACTCCCAAGGCTGAAGTTTCGGAAAATGTTGAAGTTGTGGCTTGATAAAAGTCGATAATGTTGTAGATTTGTTTCACACACTTGAAGAAAGGACGATTAGATTATGAAGAAGATTGTCATGTCCGCTGCCGCTGCCGTTGCTGTTGGTCAGCATATTCGATGCAAGTACCCGAAGCATGGGACTTTGAATGTTCTCAAGTTCCATGAGGGCTTGATTGAAAAGGTCGGAAGTGGTCCGCATGGTCGATACGCTCTGGTACATTCTGCTGATGGCCAGTATCGTACCCTGCGATGCGACAAGATGATTGACGCGGTGATTTCGTGATTGTGTGGCGGGGTGCAGGGTTTCATTCTATCTCTCTTTCCTCTGCACCCCGCCTGTTTATTGCTTGACAAGTAAAGAATAGAATCGTAGAATAGAGACATGAACATATTTGTATTAGATAACGACCCACGAACAGCCGCAGAGTATATGTGTGATAAGCATATACCCAAGATGATTGTGGAGACATTTCAGATGATGGGTAGTGCATTGCGTAGACATGGTGCTACTGACGATCAGATGCCCGTAACGCAAGCAGGAAAGCCGCTCAAGGGCGGTTATCACCACCATCCATGCACCAAGTGGGTGGGCGATAGTATATGTAACTTTGTGTGGACGGGCATTCATGGTGTAGCATTGTGCGATGAGTATATGCTGCGGTATCGTAAGGTTCACAGTTGCGACATCAAGATTCGTCGCATGTCTGATATGATGGATATGCTGCCGAATATCCCGCAGACACCGTATGCACTGGCTATGCCGGATGAATATAAATCAGAAGACGCTATTGACAGTTACCGCCGATACTATATAATGGACAAGTCGCGTTTTGCCAAATGGGAAAAGGGCCGCGAGGCTCCGCACTGGTGGAAACTGGAGGAATGTCATGTCTAACATACTTGATAAATATACTGCCCACGAACTAAAAGAGATATATTATACTCCACAAGAAACGTGGCCCGAAGATTTCCTACACTTTATCCATGATGAAATGGCAAACGATCTGCTTGATGCCTACTTGGAACAGGTGGATATGGATGAGTATATAGAACGGGCTGGAGAAATTGTTTTCGATACCATTGACTTGAACTCGTAAGACCGTATAATAGAGCCAAAGGAGAAAGAAATGCCAAACTGGTGCATGAATAATTTGACGATTTCACACGACGATCCAGCCAAGTTGCAAGAATTTGTTGACGCATATAATAGTGGCGAAACGTGCCAGCATTATATTCCACACCCTCCAGAAATTATGAAGAGTATGGAAGATCCAAAAAATAACGATTGGTATAACTGGCGTTGTAATAATTGGGGAACCAAGTGGGATTTTGGTCTTGAAGAATACGGCGAACCCGCTAAAGTTGAGAACAACGAAGTTTGTGTTAGTTTCAATACTGCATGGTCGCCGCCAATGCAGTTTTTTGAAAAGTTGAATGAGTTAGGATACGTTGTCCATGCTTCATATTGGGAACCCGGCATGGCCTATTGTGGGTGGTGGACAGAGGGCGAAGATGATTATTATGAATATGTAGATAAAGATGAAATTCCACACGGGCTATGGGATGAGTTTGGCATGGCAGAATTTTTTGAAGAGACGGAGGCTGACGCTTGAGTTACACCAGTTTAGCGTGTTCTGGTATATAAAAACACGCTTTATGGGCCTAAAGCATTAGTAGTGATGCAATAGACTTTTAATCTATTGAACGGGGTGCAAGTCCCTGTGGGCCTATTTGCCAAATGACTTAGCACAAATTGGTGGGCGCGACGGAGCGGCCCTTAAAGGCCGCTCAAGCAAATCCCATGCCAATATACTTGTCAACCCCAAAAAAAAAGTTTTTTTCCTATAAAGTTTCCCCATTGACATGCCGATATATATGGTAGAATGGCGGTACTTAAGGAGGTATGCTTATGGTTGCTTTTGCTAAACGTGATGATGTTGCTGAGGTTCGATGCCGCCAATGCGGTGTATCATATTCGATTATGTATAATCGTGAAGATATGCTGGATTGGTTGTCTGGCAGCGGTTACATTCAAGATTTGATGCCATATCTGTCTTCTGGTGAACGTGAACTTTTCATCAGCGGTACTTGTGACAACTGCTGGCAAAACATGTTTGGTACAGACCTTGACAGTGACGATGAGTGATGTATAATAGGTGAAGTTGAGTTTGGTTTTTCCCACTACTAGGAGTTTGATAATGAGTTCTGAATATACTAAGATTGTTCCCGCTGCTTCCACGAAGGGTCAAGGCTCATTCGTGCAGGGCTTGCAAGGCGAAACCGGTACGGGGTTTGCCGATGGTACGCATGTCCACAAGGATTGGTGGGCAAAAACACTTGATTATGATACCGTGCTTTCTCGCGTCCAAGCGGACATTGATAACCGCGAGGATATCATGGTGAAGACTAAGGATATTCATCCTGAGTTCAATTCCGATAATCAATTCTGTTTCGGGATTGGTGATCGTCAGTTTATCCCAACTGATTGGAGTCTCCAGCAGTTTTCTACCCGTCTGTCCGCTCCGTCTGTTTCCGTGTTGCGTGAAATGCGTAACGTGGAAGGGTTTGACGAGCAGGATGCGGAATTGATGGTAGATTTCTCTGCTAACTATCTGCGTCGGCTCGATCCCGATAAGGAGTTCCGGCTGCGTACCTATGTGGATGGTACTTGTCGTGCCTTCCTGACTGACAAGTATGCACCAGTGGACAACCGCTGGTATCTTGAAACCCTGCGTGAGTTCCTGCCAGAAGCAAGGTTCTCACACTGGAAGGGCGACGAGGATACTTTATATGGTAACCTACTGCTGCCCGATAGTATCATGGATTATGGGCAGGACGATGACACCGACTATGGTGGCATGGTATCTTTCGGAAACTGCGAGATCGGCAAGCGTCGATTGTCACAGACTCCCAGCATCTTCCGTGCTATCTGTATGAACGGTTGCATCTGGGGTCAGACAAAAGGACAGGATATTTCCAAGGTTCACCGTGGAACTATCGACCTTGTTATGCTAAAGACTCGTATCGCGGAAAATATTGAATTTCAGTTGAATATCCTTCCCGATGGTATCCGCAAGTTCCTCGCTACCCGTACCCAAAAGGCCGGTACGCATAGCATGAAGGGTGTCATAGCCGCTGTCTGCGACGAGTATCGACTCGACAAGAAGCAGTCAACGGAAGTGCTGGAACAGTTTGTAACGCATGAACACGATCATCAAAATCTGTTCGGGGTTATCAACGCTGTCACCCGTGCTGGTCAAGTGTTCAATGCGGAAGCATGGTACAATCTTGATACGGTTGGTGGAAAGTTGATGGAAATGTCGGCAAACCGTTGGGATTCAATCCTACGGCGGGCTGACACTTACACTGACAAGGAATACGAAAAGGTGTTCGCTCTGGCGACCTAGTGGGACGGGCGGCGGCGGTCTAACCAACCGCCGCTGCCTAACCGCTAATACTCACACTTACATGGGAAGGATATAATAATGTATGATAAGATTACTAAACTTGTTTGCGATTGTTCTATGTATTGGGTTAATCAGAGGAGTTACTAGAAATGATTATTAATAAGACCGCTGTACTATCAGCTTTGGATTCAGTTGAAATGGCTTGTGATAGGGACACGTTTGATACACTGAGTGGCTATATTGAAAAGCTGGAATCAGAAATCGAAGCGTTAATCCTTGAACTAGATTGCTACAATGAGAAACCAAAGCGTAGGATTAAAGATAGTGAGTGGGAATAAATAAGATGGGATGTCTGGGGGGTTGACGCAGGATGTGTCGCCCCCCAGCTCCCCCGCTCCCCACAAGGGGCCGGGGAAAGAAACTAGGACTCAGGACTCGTAGTGTTTTGCTCAAACAAACTTGCTCCCCACAAGGGGCCGGGGAAAGTATAAGGATTCAAGACTCGTAGACATTTTTGCTTGACACTGAACTATGAGTATGTTAGAATGTAAGTATGGTGGACGGACATTTTCAAGTAAAATAAAGAGGCACATATCATGAAACTTAAGCGTGGACAAAAGCTCTGTAAGAATTGTAATACTATCAATGGTGTTAGGTCATATAATTGTAAACAGTGTAATCATGCTTTTACTATGAATAAGAACCCAAATAGTATTAAGAAGGTGCGGCTTGTTATTAATCATAAGGATCTCAAACGCGGGGATGCTATTAAGGTTATTGGGCATAGTGGTCCATATTATATTGATGAGTCTGGGGCCAAAACATATATAACCAACAAGGGTAAGTATAAGGTATCAGAGGTTCATGATAATGGTATTCTAGTCTTTAATGAATATGGTGCTAATGAGTTTCTATATATGGGGCCAGAGCAACCAAGTCCGCAAATCCCAAATCTAATTAGATCGCCCCATAAGATCGTTATCACTAAAAGTAGGGAGGCAGAGAATGCATAAAGACGATAGCTTGATTTTGTGGAAAGAATATTGTAGAATGCGGTACAATGAATTAAAGAAAACCATTGAGGCCGTCGATAATAATCCTAAGCTGGTGCGGCAACATCTAGCTGAACTAGGTACGGAGATGACCCCAAAAGAGATGATAGAGTTGGTAAACTTGATTAGATGCACAATAGAACAAATAGAGGAAGAACATGAAGACAGTAATTAGGTTTTTGAATTCTCTGTGGGCATTATTTGTAGCCTTCGCCTTTTTATTTGCATTAGCAGTAGCGGCTATATTTTGTTATAAGCAAGCATTGGGGATATATACAATTGAGCATAGACTAGATAAGATAGAATACCGGCTTGAACATATGGAGGCTAAATAATTTGTATTTTAGGGGGGTAAAAACCTCATAACTCCCGCTAAAACGACACTTTTTAGTAACAAAAATGAGCTTTTTGGAGTGGATAATTGGATTTTTTGTAGTAGAATGGATGGAAGAACAAAGAAAAAAGGACTCTGAACACGAAGAATAAAGCATAAATGGGCCATAAACCCACAGAAATGATACAAAATAGACCATAATTGGGCTGTTTTACCACTTATTGCACAGCGGGCTGGTTAAAATATCGTAAAATACACATATTCCCACACTATTTCTCTTACCTCTATGGATATATTAGTAATAGGTATTATTTATATTGGTTTACTTTCTTTATTGGTAAGAGTGTTTATTAGAGAAAAAATTATAATTAGGAACAAAAAAATTGGGTTAATCACAAAGTCTTACTTATTATTAAGTAATAATCAACACTTAACCCCCTCATACAAAAGGTGCTGAAATGAAGATCACTGATAGAGATGGAAATACCGCAGACTATATCATTGATTTTGTAGAAGATTACCGTTATGGTATATTTAAGAACGGCAAATTAATGACGTTTGGGCCAGAAAAACTAATCTTTGACTATTTAGATGATGCATTGGAATATCTAAACTATATCAAAAAAATGGTAGATACGGGGTATGGTGTATGATTGAAATAATAATTACAGAAGCGATGAAGAAAAGGGCTGCACTAAAAGCAAAGGAGATGGGGAAGCTACATAACTCCATCACCAATGGAGATGGCAATCTTGCCGGATTTTTAGGAGAAGAGATTGCTAATACTTTGATCAACGGGGAAATCACAAATACATATGATTATGATATCATTAAGGACAATATTAGATATGATGTAAAAACTAAACGCTGCACCAGCAAACCAAAAGATTATTATGAATGTTCTGTGGCCGCATATAACACTAGACAAAATTGCGATGCATATATATTTGTAAGAATTGAAAATGTAGATGGCAAATGGGGCCGTGCTTGGGTATTGGGGCAGTACCCCAAACAAGAGTATTTTAAT